TTGGCATGGACTCTCTTGATGTAATAACTCCTGAAGGTCTGCCTGATGAGTCTGTTGAGTTTTTACGAAGGATGCTCGTTCATTATTCTGATAAAGATGCCAGACTTGCTGAAGTTTCTAAAAGTAAAGACCCTGATTATGAGGGTGACCTCAATGAGTATTATGATAGTGGTTTACTTTCTTATACATTATTAAATCAATATTCAGGTGTAAGTAATTTGTACACAATGAAGGAGTCAGACAACAAAGCTGCTTCCACATTAAAATATATTCTTGGGAACTTTACAGTAAAAGAAGTAGAGGAAGATGGAATAAAAGGTTTTCGTATTTATGATAAATATGATTATGCAGCAAATGATAAATACTTTAAAAGTGTTCTTCCAGAAATATATTCTAAAGCAAAAGAAAAAGGTTACGATACTTCTGCTGTTGATGGTCAGGTTTATATGACGTATGAAAATATAAAAAAGAATTTTAAGAAAAAGAACAGAGCAGACTTTAGTATTTTTAGTCCTGAGTCATGGACACCTATTGCACATCCAGTTTTAAGAACTCTTGGTGGTTGGTGGATGGGTGACGATATGGAAGAAGCAGATAAAATTAAAATAGATTTTTTTATTGGGAAAGACAAACCTCCTGCTTTAAATGATGAGGATGCTATGCCAGTAAAATACTCAGAAGAATTTGGACCACAACCAAGACCTGAAAATTTTGCAGCAGTTATTCCTAACGGACCTATGGGTGTTACCAGAGAAAATAATTTAGAAAAATTTTTCTCCTCCTTTCCTACAATTAAACTTGGCTCTCCGATAAGTACAGCAGAAGCTGCCGAAGTTGAAAACCAAGACATGATTTTGCCACAAAAAAAACCTATAAAAACTAAAAGACTAACACCATTCCAACAAGCATTTGCAGATGCAAAGGCAAGAGGAGATGCTACTTTTCAGTTTGAAAACAAAGCAGGTGAAACAAAAGACTATTCAACGGAGGTTAAATAATGGCTAAGAGTGGAATTTATTGGATTGACACAGTATTTGATTGGTGTGTTATATTTTTATATGATGTAGGTAGAATATTAGGAATAACTTATGAAGAAATAAATGTTTGGTTGTTCTGTATAATATTGCCAATCATATTAGTTGTGCTATCTTTTGAGGTAGTTAGATTAAGATATAAGTTATTAAAAGGAAAAAGTATTGGCTAGAACAGAAGCATGGACACGCAAAGAAGGTAAGAACCCTGAAGGTGGCTTAAATCAAAAGGGTCGTGACTCTTATAAGAAGGGTACTCTTAAACCTCCAGTTAAAAGTGGCGACAATCCCAGACGAGCAAGTTTTCTTGCAAGAATGGGAAACATGAAAGGACCAGAAAGAGATGCTAAAGGTAAACCTACGAGGTTGTTACTCTCGCTTAAGGCATGGGGTGCTTCAAGTAAAGCAAGTGCTAGGGCGAAAGCTAAAGCAATTTCTAAACGCAATAAAACTAAAACTTAAAAAGGAGAAAGCTATGCCAATGGGAAAAGGAACGTATGGAAGTAAAAAGGGCAGACCACCAAAAGCTGCTATTAAAAAAATTTCTTTACCTTCAAAGAAAAAGGTCGTAAAGAAAAAGAAATGACAAAGAGTAAAGTTAATGAAGCAGGAAACTATACCAAGCCAACAATGCGAAAAGCTATCTTCCGTAAAATTATGGCAGGAACAAAAGGTGGCTCATCAGGTCAATGGTCTGCTCGTAAGGCTCAGATGTTGGCAAAAGAATACAAATCCAAAGGTGGTGGTTACAGATAATGACTTTAGGAAAATCCCAAAGGTCACTTCGTGCATGGACTAGACAAAAGTGGAGAACGAAATCTGGTAAACCTAGTACACAAGGGAGTGAAGCTACTGGCGAAAGGTATCTCCCTGAAAAAGCAATTAAAGCTTTATCTGACTCTGAATACAAAAAGACTTCGGCTGCTAAACGCAGAGCAATTAGAAAAGGTAAACAAGTATCTAAACAACCCAGAAAGATTGCACAAAAAACGAAAAGCCACAGAACTTTTACATAGGATAACAAAATGATTGACCCTATATCTGCATTTGGTGCTTTGACTGCTGCACATGGAGCAATTAAAAAGTGCGTGGAGATGGGCAAAGATTTAGCTAGTGCTTCTTCTGCTATTGAAAAATATGCAAAGGCAGAAGCCGAGTTAGGGTTTGGCAAGGAAAGAAAGAAGAAGTCTATCTTTGGTGGCATTATGGATAGTGCTATTGAACAACACTTTAAAGAAGAAGAACAAGCCAGATTAAAAAAAGAACTTCGTTCCTTGTTTCAGTTGTATGGTAGTGCAGGTCAATGGGAAAGATTACAAGCAACCATAGCAAGAGCAAGAGCCGAACATAAGAAACAATTAGAACAACAAGCAAAACAAAAAGATGCAATTATGAAAGCATTAGCTGTAATGTTTGTTGTTATAGTTGGTGGACTTGGTATATATTATTTTGCAATGTTTTTAAAAGGAGAACTGTAATGGCAATACCTAAAAAGAAAAAGAAAAGTTTACTTAAAACAAAAACAGACAACGAAGAAGTAAAGCAATTAGCAGCCAATATAAGAAACGATTTTCATGGATTGCGAGATATGGCAGAAGATTATTTTCAAGGTTATGTAAAAGATGGAATGAGTCCAAAAGCTGCTTATAAAAAAATGGAAGAAAAAATGAAGACTATTACTAATGACGACATAATGAGATTTTCCGCTGATTATGGTCCTGATGCTTAACAAAAAATGAGTTTCTTACATACATTAAAAGTAGAAGAAAGACGCATACTGCGAGAAGTTGTAAAGAGAGTTCATCTTAAACATCACCCTAAAGAGTTCTGTACAAACAGAGAAGCAGATAAAGTTATTGCTTCTATTGGTCCTGAAGTTGTAGAAAAATTTATTCGTATAGGAAAGAATACGCACATTGATACAATTTAAATACAAACCTGATGGGCAAGTCTTAAAAGACTTTATGAAAGACAGTACTTTCTTTCGTGGCATAAGAGGTCCAGTTGGCAGTGGCAAATCAGTAGCTTGTTCCATTGAAGTATTTAGACGTTCTCTTATGCAGGAAAAAGATAGCAATGGTAAAAGAAAAAGCAGATGGGCAGTCATAAGAAATACAAATCCACAACTTAAAACCACTACAATAAAAACTTGGCTTGACTGGTTTCCTGAAAATGAATGGGGAAGATTTACTTGGTCTGTTCCTTATACACATTATATTACGCAGGGTGAATTAGATATGGAAGTTATATTCCTTGCTCTTGACAGACCTGAAGATGTTAAAAAATTATTATCATTAGAACTTACTGGTGTGTGGGTTAATGAAGCAAGAGAAATACCTAAGTCAATTATAGATGCTTGTACTATGAGAGTAGGAAGATATCCTTCTGTAAAAGATGGAGGTGCATCATGGTCAGGTGTAATTTGTGATACAAACAGTCCTGAAGAAGACCATTGGTGGTCAATCATGTCAGGTGAAGTTCCAGTTCCAGACCATATAACTTTAGAAGAAAGTCGTATGTTAGTTAAGCCAGATAACTGGCAGTTCTTTACTCAACCTAGTGGCATGATAGAAGAAAGAGATGAAGATGGTTCTGTTGTTGGTTACAAGTTAAATGACAAAGCAGAAAATGCAAAAAATATTTTAAAGACTTATTATACAAATCTTGTTCAGGGTAAAACAAAATCATGGATAGATGTCTATGTAATGAATCGTTTAGGTAGTATTCAAGATGGTAAACCAGTTTACAATATGTTTGTGGCTGATACTCATGTTGCTAAAGAAGAAATCCCAATAGCAAGTGGAGTGCCATTATATATTGGTCTTGATTTTGGTCTTACTCCTGCTGCTGTCTTTGGTCAAAAGGTTAGAGGTAGATGGATAATCTTGCAGGAGATTGTGGCATTTGATATGGGCATTGTAAGATTTGCAGAGTTACTTCGTGCAGAAATTGCGACAAGATATAGCAATCTTGAGATAAATATATTTGGTGACCCTGCAGGAGATTTCCGTTCACAGACTGATGAATCCACACCTTTTCAGGTTTTAAGAGGTGCAGGATTAACAGCCAGACCTACTTCAAGTAATGATGTTGCCTTACGAATTGAATCTGTGGCATCTGTTTTAAATAGAATGGTAGATGGATTATCAGGAATTTTAATTGACTTTAGGTGTAAAGAACTGATAAAAGGATTTGAAGGGGGTTATCAGTATCGTAGACTTCAGGTATCAGGAGAACGATATGATGATAAACCTTTGAAAGACCGATACTCACATATACATGATGCTATGCAGTATCTTATGTTGGGTGCAGGTGAAGGAAGGCAAGTATTAGGTATGAATAAAAAGATTGAAACATTTAATGCAAGAACAGATTATGATGTTTTTAACAGACGACCTAAACAAAAGCGACAAGGATTATGGGCAAGAATGTAAGGAGCATAGTATGTGTGTAGGACCATTTAAACCAAAAAGACCACCACCCCCACCACCACCAAGTGATGAAGAAATTGAAGCAAAACAAGCTAGAGAATCAGCAATGGCTGAAGAAACAGCAATAAGAGGTGAAGCACGAGAAGGTGTATTAGAAAGTAATGTAAAAAGAAAAAGAAAAGGTGTAGGCAGAAGAAGCTTACTTCGTGGCTCTGGTGGAGGTAAAGGGTTTTATAGTGAGTATGACAAATAATGAATGAGAAAACTGTTGAATTAATGCTTCAAAGATACGAGAAAGCTCTTTCTGTAAGGAGAGAGTTTGAGGAATTGTATGATGAAATATTTGAATACTGCTTACCACAACGTCAGGGATTTAAAAATTATTCAGCAGGTCAAAGACGAGATGATAAAATATTTGATGAAACTGCTGTAGTAGGTATTCAGGAATTTGCATCAAGACTTCAGGCAGGTCTTACTCCTAACTTCGCTAGATGGGCAGATTTTGTAACTGGTTCAGAAGTTGCAGAAGAAGAAAGAGATGATATAAATAATGCGTTAGATGGTGTAACTGATTATGTTTTTGAAGTTTTGCAGACTTCTAATTTTGCACAAGAGATACATGAATGTTTTATAGACCTTGCTTTAGGAACTGCTGTTCTTTGCGTGATGGAAGGTGATGCAGTAAATCCAGTAAGATTTCAATCTATACCTTTACCTCATGTTGTTTTAGATACTGGACCTGATGGTAGAGTTGACCATGTGTACAGAGAAAGAATGATTAAAAATGAAGATATATTAATATCTTATCCTAAAGCAGAATTAAGTCCTAATATTATACAACGTATTCAAAACTATCCACAATCATCTGTAAAAATATTAGAAATATCATGTAAACTTTATGATGATATCAATGAAGAAAAATATTCTTACATGATTATTGATATATCAGATAAGAAAATGATTATGCAGGAAACATATAAAGGTGTAGGTGCAAATCCATTTATTGCTTTTAGATGGAGTAAAGCAAGTGGTGAAATCTATGGCAGAGGTCCTGCTGTAAATGCTTTGAGTGCAATCAAAACTTGTAATCTTACAATAGAATTAATATTAGAAAATGCACAAATGGCTATATCAGGTATCTATCAGATAGATGATGATGGTGTAATTAATGTAGATACAATAAACCTCGTGCCGGGCACTGTGATTCCAAAAGCACCAAACACACAAGGACTGCAACCAGTAAGAGCAGCAGGTTCTTTTGATGTAGCTAACCTTATTCTTAATGATATGAGAAATAATATTAAGAGAGCATTGTATAATGATATGTTAGGTGACCCAAATAAAACTCCTGCTTCTGCAACAGAAGTAGCAGAAAGAATGGCAGACCTATCTAGGAAAATAGGTTCAGCTTTTGGTAGGTTACAAGCAGAAATGGTACAGCCAGTTTTACAAAGAGTCATATACATTTTAAAGAAACAAGGTAGAGTAGAGATGCCGACTGTCAATGGTCGTGAAGTTAAGATTCGTAGTGTATCTCCCCTTGCACAAGCACAATCTAATCAAGACATAGTATCTTTAAACAGATTCTTACAGACAGTCGGCAACACATTTGGTCCTGAAATGTTAAATATTTTAATATCATCAGAAGAAGCTGCTGTTTATTTAGCAAAAAAATTTGGAATACCAGATACTTTAATTAGAGATGTAGAAGATAGAAAAGAAATTGTAAGATTAGCACAACAAATGCAACAACAACAACAACCACAAATGATGCCACCACAAGAGGGAGAACAACCAGATGCCACAGCACTTGGGGGTTGATGGATATCCTCGTTCAAAAGATAAAGATGAACGAATATCTAAAGATATAGAATCACTTTTCAAAACACCAAACGGAAAAGAAGTTTTGAAATATTTAAAGTCAATTACTGTAGATGCAGTAAGTGGACCAAATATTTCAGATGCCGAACTTCGGCACTTAGAAGGGCAACGATATCTTGTTGCTTTAATTGTAAAACGAATTAACCATTCAATAAAAATAAAAGGAGTTTAAAATGGTATTTGCAACACAAGAATGGCGAGACCAAATGGACAGAGATATAAAGAAAAAAAAAGAAGAATTAAAAAAACTTGAAGAAAAAAAACAAAAAAAACGAAAAGATTTTGAAAAAAAATTAAGAAAAAGAAGTTTGTTACAAAAAGGATAAAACATGAGTGAAGAACAAGTTACACAAGAATCTGCTACTGTACAATCAGTAAATACTCCTCCGTCTGTTGCACCAGTAGCAGAACCAACAAGACCAGAGTGGTTGCCTGAAAAATTTACCACACCTGAAGATATGGCAAAGTCTTATGGTGAGTTAGAATCTTGGAAAGGTAAAAAAGAAGAAGATATTAGAACAGCTATTCATTCTGAATTAGAAAAAGAAGCATTTGCACATAGACCTGCATCAGCAGGTGAGTATCAAATACCTGAAGTCTTAGATGAAACAGAAGCAGTAGATAATAAATTATTAAACTGGTGGGCAGATTATTCTTGGAATAATGGTTTATCTCAAGACGAATTTACAGATGGTGTAAATGCTTTTGCAGAGTATGTAAATGGAGAGCAGGTAGATTTGGAAGCAGTCAAAGCAGAACTAGGTGACAATGCAAACCTAAGAGTTGAAGCTGCACAATTATTTATGGATAAGTTTTTTCCACCTGAGTATCATAATGCTATAGTAGAATTAGGTTCAAGTGCTGAAGGTATTAAAGCATTAGAGTTTATACAAAAACAAATGCAGGGAACGTCATTAATTGGTCAAGGCAATATTCCTGCTAAAATGACTCATAGTGATATAGAAGCAAAAATGAAAGATGAAAGATATTGGAATCCAGTTAAAAGAGATAAAGCTTTTGTTAATGAAGTAAATAATGACTTTCAAAAACTTTATGGGTAGTGGTGTCTACAACGAGTTTTCCGTTGTAGAAGCTGATATAAACCACATAAAATATCTTCAGGATAATTTAAGAAATACAGATGTTCGTGAATGTCTAATACATGGTGCAACTCCTTTTCGTGCATTAATGGTAGGTATAAGAGAAGAACAAGCAGAAACATATACAGCATTAATAGAAGGCAAACCTGCTTTTATGTTTGGAACTGTACCTATCTATGAACAGATGATTGCGAATATTTGGATGTTAGGTACTTACAAGTTAGAAAAATACCCAGTAACTTTTATGAAATTAAGTAAATATGTAATTGATTACTATCAAAAAAAATTTTATCAGTTAGAAAATGTAGTACCTGCTGACCATTTTAGAACAATTAATTACTTAGATTTTTTAGGATTTAATATTATAGAAGAACCAGTAATGATAAATGGTTTTAAAGTTTTGCGATTTTATCGTTGCAAGGACAATAAAAATATAGTATCTACAAATGAACAGCCCTGTTATAGCTGATAGCCCTATTGGATAACTAGATGATGCGAAAGACGGATAACTGAAAATTTGAAATGTAACTTTAACTAAGGAGAACTGAGATGGCTAATACAATTAGTACAGCTTTTATTACACAGTTTGAGAGTGAGGTTCATCTTGCGTATCAGAGAATGGGCAGTAAATTAAGAAATACTGTTAGGACTGTGAGCAACGCAACTGGAAATACAGTACGATTTCAAAAGATTGGTACAGCAGAAGCAAGTACTAAATCAAGAAATGGTAATGTAACTCCGATGGAACTTGCCCATACAACTGTAGACGTAACTCTATCTGACTATTATGCAGCAGAATACATTGATAAGTTAGATGAGTTAAAAACCAACATAGACGAAAGACAAGCAGTTGCACAAAGTGCAGCAGCAGCTTTAGGTCGTAAGACTGATTCATTGTTATATACAGCAATGGATGCAGGTGCAAACTCATCAGCAATACATGATACTGGTTCAGCTTTAGCAAAAGCAGATTTACTATCATTGTTTGAAACAATGGGTTCTGCAAATATACCTGAAGATGGTGGAAGATATTTAGCAATGAATCCTAAAGGATATGCTGATTTATTTTTGATTACAGAGTTTGCTTCTTCTGATTTTGTCGGAGAGCAGAATCTGCCATTTGCAGGTGGAATGTCTATGAAAGAATTTTTAGGATTTAAAATTTTCTCAACTTCAGCAATCACAGCAGGAAAGAATATTGCTTATCATACTTCAGCAGTAGGTCTTGGTATTGGTGCTGATGTAACTACAGAGTTAAATTATGTTCCTGAAAAAGTTTCACATTTAGCAACTTCAATGATGTCAATGGGTGCGTCTGTTATAGATGACAATGGTGTCTATGAAGTTCTTGATAACAATTCATAAGGGAGATTAATTATGGCTTATGCAGCAAGTGGTCTTACTCGAATTGGTGGAGATTCAAATGGTAGTTTGTGGAGATATACAACTACAGATGCCATTGCAACTGTAAATACTGCTAACTATTTTAATGATGCAGCAAATATGTTAGCTGTTCGTGACCTAGTAATAGTTCACGACACTAATGTGCCTACTACAAATTTCGTTACTGTTTTATCAAATAACGGAAGTGCAGTAGATGTGTCAGATGGTACAGCAGTTGCCGAAACTGATGGCGACTAACCACTAAAAAGGTAGGGGGAGAGCAATCTCCCTCTAACATATATGACAAGTACAGCAGCAAATTCATCAATAGATATAGCATCAAGAGCATTAGTTCTTATAGGTGCAGAACCAATTACTTCTTTTGATTCTTCAAGTACCGAAGCATTAGTAGCAAGTAATATGTATGAAGATACAGTAAGAGCAACATTATCTACAGCAAGGTGGAGATTTGCAACTGAACAAGCACAATTATCACAATTATCAGATACACCAACTGGAAGGTTTGACATTGCTCATCAGCTTCCAAGTAATTTATTAGTGCTTCATGGTGTAACAATAAACGACAGATTAATTAATTATACAGTATATGGTGACAAAGTATTTTCAGATTCAACATCTGCTGATGTTTTGATTGCTGATTATACATTCAGGGCAACTGAAGATAACTTTCCTAGTTATTTTTCATTGGCTATTGAATATGCTTTAGCATCTATCTTTGCAACTTCTATTGCAAGAGATGATAATCTTATGCTTGTTATTGAAAAGAAAGCAGAACAATTAATGGCAAAAGCCAGAAATATAGATGCTCAACAGCAAACAACAAGGCGAATACCTACATCAAGATTTGTAACAAATAGGAGAAGTTAAATGGCAAAAGTAAGAGTGCCATTAAATAACTTTCAGTTTGGTGAGGTAAGTCCGTCTTTAACATCAAGAACAGATACACAAGTTTATAATAATGCAGCAGAACAAATAACTAATTTCTTTATTCGTTCAGAAGGTGGATTAAAGAAAAGAGCAGGAACACAAAGA